AATACTCAAACAACATTCAGTGTAACTGGAATTTCTTCAATACAATCAAATGACATCATTAAAATAAATGATGAATTTATGAAGATAACAAATGTTGGTCTGGGAACTACATCAGTTGGTCCAATAACTCAAGATGGATCAGTAAATATTTTAGTTGTAGAGAGAGGTGCAATAGGATCTGCTTCTACAAATCATAGTTCAGGTGCAACAACTAGATTATTCTCTGGTGGTTACAATATTGTTGATAGCACACTTCACTTGACTGATCCACCAAAAGGAGATGCAAATGCTACACAAAAGACACAAGCAAACTTAGATCCTGTTAGATCAACCTTTAATGGAAGAGTATATTTAAGACAAGATTATAGTGCAAACAAGATATTTGATGATATTTCTGGTGAATTTACTGGTATAGGTGCAACACACTTACTAAAAGTTGGTGGCGCAACAACAACTGGTATTCAAACAGGTAGTAGTATAGTTCTTTTAAATGGAATATTCCAAACACCGACTACTTTTAATAACTTAGGAAATAACTATGAATTTGCAACATCTGGTGGTCAAGATAGTATTATATTTACTGGAATAACATCATCAAATGGTCAAAAAATTATTAGTGATGCTGATGTAAATCAAAATCAACTTCCAAGAGGTGGAGTAATTGTATCACTTGGATCAACTGGTGGATTAGGAGTTGCAAATTTAGCACCAGCAAAAGTTAAAGCAACTGTAAATGGAAGTGGAGCAATAGTTGGAATTGTTGGTCTTAATACAACTGGTAGTGCTTTTGGTATTAGTACAGCAAAATACAATCATCTAACAGGTCAACTTCAAGTTACTACTTCAGGTAATCATGGATTTAGAAACATTAATGAGTTTGTAAGATTAGATGGAATGACATTTAATCCTTCTCTAACAATTCCAAATGATAGAGACTTTAGTGTAACTGGAATATTATCATCAACAACATTTACAACTGATATTGGTGTAGATTCACAGGCACATGCTTACGTGGGAAATGGAACTGCATTTGAGTATCTTGGTGATTTGACATTTGGTTCTGGATATCGCAATCCAGTTTCTGTTGCAGTTACTGATTTATCTGGAAATGGAGCAAGTGCAAATATCACAGCAGAAGTTGTTTCTAACACACACGTATTTGTAAGTGCAACAACCAATGCTGTTACAGTCACTGGAGGTTCTCCACTTACTCCTACAGGTGCTACATATGATCCTGCAACAGGAAATTTAGTAATTACGAAAGCATCTCACGGTTTAACTACAAGTGATACAGTTGGTCTTGCAACAAATTCATTTGTGTTCAGATGTGCACAAGATAATTTCTCAACAGACCATGCATATCCACGTTCTGGTCCTACTCCAAGTTCAGCAGGGGGAGATCCAGCGCATAATGCAACTCTAGCAATCACTGCAAAAACAACTAATACATTTACAGTAAACGTAGGTATTACAAATACTGGAACAGGTGGTGCACTTAAATTTAATATTAATAATGCAGGTACTGGTTATACACAACCACAAATACAAGTTTCTTCACCATCATATGAAAATCTACCAATTGTTGGAGTTTCTAGAAGAGGTATAGGAGCAACAACTGATACTGGAACAGGTGTTACTGTAGATATTGAAGTGGGAGCTGCTAATACTACGGTTGGCATAGGATCTACATCTTACGAAGTAGTTAACTTTAAATTAAATAATAATGGATATAACTTTAAGTTAGGTGATGTATTTAAACCAGTTGGATTAGTTACTGATAGATTCTTAAATACTTCATCATTAATAAATGACTTTGAACTAACAGTTACTGAAGTATTCAAAGATCAATATTCATCTTGGAACTTTGGTCAGTTTGATTTTATTGATTCTGTAAGAGATTTACAGAATGGTGTAAGAAAAAGATTCCCATTATTCTATAATGCAAGTCTCTTAAGTTTTGAAATAGATCCAGATAATCCAGATTCATCACTTATAGATCTTGATGCTTTATTGCTTATATTTGTTAATGGAGTAGTACAGGAACCAGGTAAATCTTATACATTTGATGGTGGTTCATCATTTGATTTTACACAAGCACCTGATGCCAATGATATCATTGATATATTCTTCTATAAAGGCACAACTGGTGTAGATTCTGTTCAAGTTTCTGCAGGAGCATCAATAACACCTACTATAAAGACAGGTGACATTGTTCAATTAAATAAAATTGGCATAACAACAGGTCAAAGTCCAAGAACAATATTCTCAATATTAGGATCTGATGAGGTTGAAACTAACATTTATACTGGATTAGGTATTAATGAATCTGTTTATAAACCATTTAACTGGACTAAACAGAAGATTGATAAGAAAATAAGTGGTGAAATAGTGTCTAAGGTTAGGGATTCAATTGAATCTCAGGTTTATCCAACTGCTAGAATTATTGATGATATAACACCAACTAGTGATGAATTATTCCTTGATAATGCAAAATTCTTTAATTATGAAGAAGATTACTCTGCTTTAAGTAGTATTACAGTTGGTGGATTAATAGTTGGTTCTACAAATCCTGTTGCTGCTGGATTTACTGCAACTGTTTCAATCGGTGGAACAATTCAAGCACTTAATATAACAAATTCTGGAAGTGGGTATGTAGGTTCTACTACATCTATATCAATATCAGCACCTAGTGTTATTGGGGTTGGAATTGGAGTAACTGCTACAGCAACTGCAACTATTACTAATGGTGTTATAACTAACACCACAATTACAAACCCTGGTTTAGGTTATACCATATCAGCAGTTCCTCAAGTTCTTGCTCAACTTCCAAGACCAATTAAGGAGGATATTAATACTATCACTACTATACAGGGATTTGATGGTGCAATTACAGGAATAGGTGTAACTGGTGGAATTGGGCATCCAACAGCACTTAAATTTAACATAAGTGCTGATTTAACAAATAATCCAAATTCAGTTCTTACGGATCTGAAAGTTGGTTATCCTATATACATATTTGGAACACAAGTTGGACATGGTGTTACCTCAGTTGTGAGTGATAACTCTACTGTTGTTGCAACTGGAACTACATGTGTTGATAATATCTACTTCATAAATGCCTATAATTCTGGTGTTGGTATTATTACATGTAATATTATGAGTGGTGTTAATACCACTGGTATAGAGACCTCTGGTTCAACAATTGGTGGTTTCTCTTGGGGAAGATTAACAGGTTTCACAAGGGATGCAAATCCAATATCAATAGGTGTTACTGGATTAACAATAGACTCTGGATTAACGACTTACCCATCTATTCAGAGAAGAGATTTTGGTCTTAGAGACAGTGGTTCATTAAGAAAGGATCTTGGGTAGTATAAATATAGAAAAAAGCTAATGATATGGCTGCAATTGTAACAGATCAATTTAGAATTCTAAATGCAAACAACTTTGTAGAGACAGTGGATGACTCTACAAATTCATATTATATTACATTGGGTCTTGCCAATCCAACTCTTGCTGTTGGTTTTGGTAGAACAACAGATTGGAATACAAATACACCAAGTCCAACAGATAATTTTAATTATGTAGATCATAGTGGAGATACTCAAATATTTGGTAAAAAGGTTACTAGTGCAAATGTAAGAAGATTAATAACAAGAAGAGATTGGACACAAGGTACAAGATATGAAATGTATCGACATGATTATAGTGTCACTAATCCATCACCAGTAACCAACTCTACAAGATTATATGCAGCAAATTATTATGTAATTAACAAAAATTTTGATGTATATGTTTGTATTGACAATGGTTCTACTGGTATTAGTTCAACAGGAAATGCATCACAGGATGAACCTTTATTTACAGATTTAGAACCATCAAGAGCAGGAGAGAGTGGTGATGGTTATATTTGGAAGTATCTTTTTACTGTTCCTCCAAGTGATATTATAAAGTTTGATTCAACTGAATATATCTCAGTTCCTAGTAATTGGCCAAATTCATCTGAAACTCAAATACAATCTGTAAGAGAGAATGGAGATTCAACTATAAACAATAATCAAATTAAAAAAGTTTATATTGACAAACAAGGTTTTGGATATTCTCAGAATGTTGTTGGTAAAGAGGTTGATATTGTTGGAGATGGAACAGGTGCAAAGGTTGTTATTGACACTGATAGTAATGGTAAAATAATAAAAACAGTCGTTTCTTCAGGTGGTCAGGGATATACTTATGGAATGGTTGATTTAGGTCCACTTGGTAATTCAGGTGTATCTGTTGGTAATTTTGCTAAACTAATACCAATTATTCCACCATCCAGAGGTCATGGATATGATTTATATAAAGAATTGGGAACTGATAAAATTTTAGTTTATGCAAGATTTGATGATTCAACTAAAGATTTCCCAACAGATACTAAATTTTCACAAATCAGTATTATAAAAAATCCAACATCTATTGGATCAACATCAATATATACTGCAAATGATTTTTCATCAGTTAATGCAATAAAAATTGTTTCTCCAACTGGAACTCCAGTTATTGGGGAAAAAATTAGACAAACAGTTACTGGTGGAACAGCAGAGGGATATATCGTTTCTTATGATACAGACACTGATGTGATTAAGTATTATCAAGATAGATCACTATTCTTTAATCAGACTAGTGCTGATCAGACAGACTATGTTGGGATTACAACTGGTTCTAAAGTCTTAGCATTTGAATCTTCAGCTGAAAGTATAATATCCACAAGTGGGTTTTCTGCTACTGTAGATCAAAACTTTACTGGAATAAGCACTAATCCATCAGGAAACAAAGTAATATCTTTAGGAGTTAACTTCACAAACGGTCTTTCTTCTCCTGAGATAAATAAAAAGTCAGGTGAAATAATTTACTTGGATAATCGACCATTAGTTACTAGAAACCCTAGACAAAAGGAAGACATTAAAATCATCTTGGAATTTTAAAAAATGCCACAAAAAACGAATTTAAATATAAGTCCTTATTATGATGATTTTAATAAGGAAGATAAATTT